GGGGTCTCCGAGTGGAACAGGGCGACCAACTCGTTCCGGGTGATTGCGGACCGCCCCACGGACTTTCACTGGACCTTCACGGCTATGAGGGTGCCGGTGAATGTTGAACCATTTGAGAGTGAGGTGGAGGTTAAGGGACAGGGTCCATACAAATACATCTGATCCGATGGATCTTAATCGCTACATACTTAAAATGCGCCTCAACAAGATGCAAAAGTGCGGCATCTCCGGACCCCTCATATGGTCCGAGGTGAACCGAAACCTCACGGCAGTCCAGGGATACCTGGTGACCCAGGGGACCGCCTGTTGGCACGTGTGGTGCCAGGACACACAGGGTGAGATCCAGGATGTCGGGTGGGAGTTGGCAAAGAGGGAGGACGCCGCCTTTGCCAACATCGATAAGGAGTATATTATGATCCCCCCGGAGGGTATGCAGGTGGATAAGGATCTCGAGGTGGCGGAGAGATGGGATAAGTACCAGCAGGATCCCAAGGGCTACTGGAAAACGGAACCAATGGATGTCCAAACCTTCCGTGCGAAGATTATCCGAGAGACGAAACAACCCCAGTGACTTCGTCCCACGAGTGGGTGGACAGCGCCGTCTCCTTGCACCAGGGATATACAGGATCCCCAATATAGTTGATGCCCTTGATGTGAGCCCCCTCACACTCTGCACAAACTTGGTAGCTATCATCCACCATCGCATTGATAGCTAGCGACTTGCAGATGTCCACCTTGTTCACCTCGTGTGGGGTGAATGAGTTGGTTATGATGACCTCGTTGACCGTGTGGGGGAAGTAGCGATCCACCCACTCCTCAGTCTTGATGCGAACCCTGTCCTGCCGACCGGTTATGATGTAGATGTCGTACCCGAGTGCCTGGATGAATGCAAGTCCAGCCTGAGCCCCAGGGAGGGGGCGCAGCTCTGCAAACTCCTGGGACTCGTAGAAGTCATATACCATTCGCTCCGAATACCTCTGTGATATCCCAAGGGCAGAGGCGTAGTGGTAGGGAACCTTGCCATCTGGCCACTTGTATCCTGCCCTTTCAAACATCGGTCGACTGAATGGTGAAAGAACCTCATCGACATCGATACCAATACGCTTACGAGAGCGAATCGGATGGGGGAGTCCGGATGAGGCAAGGACATTCATTACTTCTGCTCATCTATGTATACATAACCTTAACCTCCTCCGTCGTTATGTAGTCCTTGACATGCTTCGAGTGCTGGGTGATATCGTCGCACAACAGGTGGCGGGCGAAGAATTTTTGCAAGATGTTGGGGGTCAGCCTGAGGCGGCGGATATCCTTCCAGAATTCATCCCACCTATCAGCCTGTTTGGGTAGGAAGCGCATGAACTGCTCCTTGGTCTGATCCCTGGTGTTGAAGTCGTACTCCACAAAGTAGTCCACCCGGCGGCGGAGCGCCTCGTCAAGCTTCTTCAGGTGATTGGTGGTGATGAAGATGATCGTACCGTCCTTGAGCCTCCCGATGCCGTCCAGGGTGTTGAGGAGTCCCGAGAAGGTCACCTGATTGCGAGCCGAGTCGTGATTCTTGCGCTCCTCGAACAGGCAGTCGATGTCCTCGATTGCTATCCACGCCGACTTGGGGCAGGACTTGAAACACCTTCGCAGCATCCGGTCATCCACATCGGGCGTAAACTCCACAGAGGCAACGGACCTCCGGAACTTGCTGGCGAGGGAGTGGATCAGGGTGGTCTTGCCGGTGCCCGGGGGTCCGTGGAGCATGTAGATGCGGGTGTGGGGGATGTTCAGGGATCTGTGGAGTTCCTGAACCTCGTCACTCATGAATCTCTCGAGATCGCGAACTATGCTATCCTTCGTGTCCCCTGGCAGGACAACGGATTCCAGCGAGCGGTGGGGGGCAATGCCCTCGAGCGCCCACCCGTGATCCATGTTCCACAGGGGTACACCCTTGTCAAAGTCCATGTTATCTCTGCCATTCTGAGAAAACTCCCGGGCGGTCTCAATGAGACGATTGACTTGGTCAACGGTTTCGGCTTCCACCACGAGTGTCACGCCAAATATGATTCCTCCGTCACCCGGAAGATACGGTTCATCTTTGCGTTCCACTGTCACCTTGAGACTATCCCACCCCGGCAGGGTGTATACACCACCCTTGATACCGAAATCGTCAATCTCACTCTTGGTGCTATCCCACCCATCGAACAGCAGTTCGGTTATTTCATTCTTTGCAGCAATGTAGTTGCACACCGCATCGATGTTGAAGTCAGGGGCAGGACCGAACGTGATGGAGACCATTCTTCTTGTCAGGTATAGAGCGGAAACCTTATATGCCATCAGAATGGATACTATCATATCCATCACAAGCATTCCATCGAGGTTCAAGTACCTCCCGCAGATTGTGAAGAACCTGACCCACCAGGGTGCGAAGGAGGTTTTGGTGAACATTCCGCGTGAGTACAGCCGGTGGCCAGATGAGAAGGTTGAAGTTCCACCGGAACTGTACTACATACCGGGTGCCAGGGTGATCCGTTGTGAGGACTATGGTCCCGGGACGGTCTATATGGCGCCCTTGGACATCCAATCCACTGCAAAGTACCTCATGGCGGTTGACGACGATACAGCCTATCCCTCCAATCTACTCTCAACCCTCCACAGTGCCATAGTGGAGGACCCGTGCGTGTGGTGCACCAGCGGGTTTAGGATCCCCGAGTTTTTTGAAAAGTGTGGTGGAATCCCCAGGTATCACAGGGGGGCGGTGGATGTAGCGGAGGGATACGGGGGTGTGATGGTTGAGATGGATTGGATTCGTCAAGGCAGGGCATACTTCGAGTGGATGCGTGCCAAGTACACACACTACGATGACCTGCTCCTCAGCAACACCATGGCTCACCTAAATATCCCTCGCAAGTCGTGGTGCGACTCGGTCCTGAATGTCCAGATGATCCGCCAGTACAGTTTCGGGATGGAGGAGGATGCCCTGTGGAGGCAGGGTGGAGAGGGTGGGCACTTTGCAACATATGCACCCGTATTAAACAGGCTTAGAGAGGATGGCGAATACAACTATAGTACCACATGGCAGTCTGGGATTGCTTCATCTTCTACAACGAATTAGAGATCCTCGAGCGTCGGATGCACTATCTCGACACGGTGGTTGACCATTTTGTGGTGGTGGAATCCTCTGTGACCCACAAGGGAACCCCGAAACCATCTTTTTATCAGGACAACAAGGAGCGGTATGCTCGTTGGGCGCACAAGATACGCCACGTGGTGGTGGATGACAACCCCACGGACACCGAGGATGCTTGGAGGCGTGAGAATCACCACCGCCGGGGGATTCTCAGGGCTCTGGGTGACGCCAAGCCGTCTGATTGGATAATGGTGTCGGACGTGGACGAGATCCCCAACAGGGGTGCAGTGTGCCTCGGGAGGGACAATAACATCGTCAACGCCACGGCATTCCACATGTTGGCGTTCCAGTATTCACTCGACTGGATGCAAACGTTCGAGCCGTGGTTCGGGACGGTGATGCTCCGTAAGGATCAGATGCCACCTGGTGGTCCACAGGAGTTGCGGGACAACAGGTGGAAGTATCCACACCACCGATACGCTGGGTGGCACCTATCGAGTTTTGGTAATCTGGATCACATCTACAACAAGGTCAAGGAGTATGCGCACCACGCGGATGAGTCGTGTGTCAAGACGACTCGTGAGTCCCTGGAGGCTGACATAACGGCGGGGGTGCTGGGTGGCACACACAAACTCACTCGCACACCCCCTGCTACTCTCAACTCTATGCCTCGTAGTCTCGTAGAGCCACTCCCACTGGAAATCGAGGAACCCCAGTCCGCGTGAGTTCCTGATAGCGCACGGTCAACTTATTGCCCACGTGGTCCCGCCAGTTTTCCCACAGTTCCCGGCGGTACTCCTGGGTTCCCTCGGGGCGTACGGTGAATCGGTCACCTTCGGGGGTTGTGCACTCCCAGATGATTGTACCCACATCCCTGCCCTTGCCCTCCTGGGCTCCCACGATCAGATACTCCTGATCCTGGAAGCGCTTGTGCTTGATCAGGCTGGCAGACCTCTCGTTGAGGCAGTAGACCCCGTGGGGGTTGCGGACGATCACACCCTCGTATCCGTATTTCATGTACTCGTCCACCATCGGGTCCACCTTTGTCCCATGGACATTCTTGAGGGTCGGAACCATCTCGAAACCAGCGCTCCACTGGAGGGTCTCCAGGTACCTGAGGCGGGTTCGCCAGCAGGCATCGGGGTTGTCCAACAGGTAGCAGTCGAACACGTGGAAGTGGATCACCTCGCAGTTCTCCGAGGGAGTTGCCCTACGGACGCACCCACTCAACTCCTCGAATGTCAGCTTGCGGGTGTAGAGTTCCCCGTCCAGCCAGGTCCTGGAGGAGAGGTTGGGGTTCTGGAGGTGGGGGACGCTCGTGATCTTCTTGCCCATCCGGGTGATGAACCCCCGATCGCAATTGAACATAGCCCTGACGCCATCCAACTTGGGCTGGAGGTCATATACCGCTTCGGGGTTTCCACGTTTCTCCCAGGAGTGAGCGAGCATGGGGAGGATCACCTGGTCATCCAGTTTGGATGGGTCCTCAACGTCCCCCTTGTCCTTCCGCTTGTTACAGAACGAGCGAGCCTGCAATTCAGCCTGCTGTTCCACGGTCCGCTTGACCTTCCCCTCCGGCACGAGGAGGGTGGTCTCCTGCATCTTGCCTCCCTCGACCCCCCAGACCCTCTTGACCACCCAGGGTCCCGAGGGATCGGAGGTGGTGGGGTGGGTCGAGACCGTCCACACCACCACATGCCCGTGCTTGTCACGAGAGTATAGAGTTTCCTCCATATTTAGAGATGTATAGACACATACTTTTAAGTTCAAATGGCTCCTCAATTTGCAGAAGTGAATGGACGCAAGATCATCGTTAACCAGACGTGGGCGGGAATCATGGCAGCCTACACAGATGACATCCCCTTCCGCAATCACGTTGGAAACGGTGCAATCTTCGAGCAGGATATGATCACTGATATGATCGAACCATACGTCAAGCGTGCAAAGTACATCTTTGATATCGGGGCGCACACAGGGCACCACACGGTTCCGTACTGTCGACTGAACCCGGATGCCGTCATCCAGTCCTTCGAGCCGCAGCCAGAGATGTTCGAACTCCTGTCCCTCAACGTGGTGAACAACAAGCCGGTGACCGACAAGGTTCAACTGTTCAACATGGCTCTGGGGGATAAGCACGGCACCGCCGAGATGCAGGCTGGCACCTTTGGTGGTTCGGCACACCTGGGGAAGGGCGGTCATCCCGTGAACTGCACGACCCTGGACGCCCTGAACCCCAAGGGTTGCGATTACATGAAGATTGACGTGGAGGGGTATGAACCGTTGGTGGTGGCGGGTGCCACCCAGACCATCAAGAAGTTCCGCCCGTTCATAGTGTTTGAGGACAACGGATCTAGTAAGGATAACGGTATAACGGATCTGGATATCCACCAGATGCTCAGAGACCTCGAGTATCAGATTCACGAATTGGTGTACGACAACTATCTGGCAGTCCCCCTGGTCAAGAGTAAATTTAAAAATTGTAGTGGCATAGTAAAGGCGTGATGTCTACTGGACCCCCACCAGTCGTGGATATGAAACGGTATTCTAGGATACACCCCCCAGAGAAACCGATTTTCGAGTGGAATATGATGAATATGTGCCTCATCATAATGTTTTTCACATTTGTCGGGTTGTGGATGCGGGCTACGGAGATTCGGCAAAAGCGACGGTCCGCCACGCGTAAGGTCGATGAACCAGAGCCTTCAGGTCTTCCTTGATGGGTTTGGTCTTTGCAATCTTGTTGAATGATATGTTGTTTATTGTATCGTATTGTTGGGGTGTGACTCCGTATGCCGCCAACAGTTTGGGGTCCTGCAACTTGTGCAAGAGCATCAGGGTGTCTCGATCCGGGAGCCCCCTCAGCCTCTTCTCCCTCATCTTGTGATTTGAAAACTTCGTCCACGCTGTGCCATTTTTCATGGACACATCGGGGATCTTCTTATCCATGAGTTTTATGGGGTGATAGACACTCGCCACCCAAAAGTAATCTATGAGTTCCCAGGTTGGATCGTTATCGTAGGTGTCACCCTCCGCAATGAGCTGGAATGGGAGAGGGTTTATCTCCTTGAACCCCATGTGGATGTTGCTATGAACCAGATCTGCTACATACCCGTGGTCACTGTGTTTGCGCCCGATCTCTCTCATTGGGTCACCACCCCCTCCCTGGCACATCATGGAATAGAGCCATTGCTTGGAGTCCTGGAAGTAGTCTCTCATCCCAGGGAATCTGATGGTGTTCAAGAAGGTCCGACAGTCCCCCCGCGCCTCGAATGCCAGGGTGGTCAGGTGGGAGCGGTCGGTGGTGGGACTCTCCCTAGCCCCGATCTCCACCATCTGGTTTATGGAGAGAGGGGGGCATTGGAGGCAGTCGCAGAAGTTGATCTTCTCTATGCTGTGGACGATGATTATGGTGGCTCCACGTGATAGTTTCTTCCCATATTCCAGGATGCTCTTGTCCAGGGTGTGCGAATCCACCAGAACGTGGGCATGGGACTCCCTCAACTGGTCGCCGACGTCCGACATCCGGGAAACTTCCACCCACCTCCGATTCTTGAGAGCCACCTTGCACAGGTGACTCTTCCCCACCCCCACACCGCCATAGAGGCATATTATGCCATTGTCCTCTATGATGGTTACTAGGGTATTCAGGATATCTAGGTGTCCGACGAAATTCGTCAGACGATTATCTTTGTGGAACTTAAGGAACTTGTCCATGATACCTGATGATATAAAGGACCTCATTTTTAAGGATGACTTGTTTCGGTACCGGGTTCAACCGTTTCTGTATTGCCTGGCGGGGTCGCAACTTCTGGTTGTTGGTCTCCTGCTATTTGCTCTACTACAATTTCACTCGGTGAAGAAAGCTGTTCAGCATCTACAGTGACCGATGCGAGCTCCGCTGCTGCCGCCGCCAGAGGTTTCCTGACACGTTCAGACACCTTCCCGAGCCCCTTGAGCTGGGAGAGCTCAGAGATGAGATTGGTGTGTTGATGGTCGGATGAATGACTCGGCACCCTCAGGGTCCCTGCCTCCCTGTGATCGTTGACTCTCTTGCGGAATGCCGAGATGACACCATCCGTCTTCTTCTTCTCTACACTGTTGTCGAACATCTCAATGGGGCGTACAAACAAGATCTCGGGGCGACTGAAGGCTGAATCGGGCGTGTCCTTCTTCTGTGGAAACTTCATCTCAAACTTCCCGACAACAGAACTGGGAACGGGTGGAGACTGCTCGATCAGGCGGTCATACTCACCCCTCATAATGTCAACAAAAGGACTGCCGTCGTGAGCCCTCTCCACCCGTGGGAGGGTCAGCTCAAGCCGGATGCTCCGAGACAACTTACCGTAATGAACACTGCTGACGCGGTGGGACTCCATCAACTCCTGCACCTTCAGGAACTGCATGATGGTGGTCAGGATGGCGGCAAACAGGTTGAGCGCACCGATGGCAGCTGGGACGTATTCTTGCCACGTCAATGGAAACGTATCCTGTGCAAAGTTCGCAGTCCCCGTGACGGTACTGATGACGATAATCGGGAGGGTCATCCTCATATTCAACCTCTTGAAGTTTGTGTATGCGGCGTAGTGCATGTACCTGTAACATGCCGCCTGCTCCCCCCAACGCTGGAGGATCTTCTCATGCTGTGAATGCCACACACGGAGTCCTGGTTTCTTCTTCTCTCGGGGTGAATGCTCACCGTCTGAGTACGTCATTGCATACCTTAGCACTATAAAGTTTTCCAGAGATATTACAACAAAGAATGTCCCTCGAAGTGATCATGGGAAGCATGTTCTCTGGCAAGTCCACCGAGTTGATACGACGCATCCGACTCCAACAGGTTATGGGCAGGAATGTGCGGGTGGTGAACCACGCCCTCGACGATCGCAAGGGGTGTCTGGAGTCCGTCCGGACCCACGACGCCACGGAGTTCCGAGCAGTCAAGTACCCCACTCTGGAACCGTTCATGTTCAACGATGTGGACACTGTGGCTGTGGATGAGACGCAATTCTTTGGGGGGCTTAGGGGGTGGGTCGAGATGGGATTGGCTATGGGGAAGCACATAATCCTGGCGGGGCTCGACGGGGACTTCAAGCAGCAGAGGTTTGGTGAGCTGCTTGACGTCCTACCTCTGGCAGATAACGTCACGAAATTGAGGGCTCTCTGTATGTTCTGCAGGGATGGGACCCCTGGTCCATTCACCTACCGGAACCCTGGGGTGGGACAGGGCGAGCAGGTGTTGGTGGCTGCCGAGGACTGCTACAAGGCGGTGTGTCGCAAGTGCCTCACTGAGCCCCGGTCCCAAACCTAGACGCGCGACGCCGACGCGCTTCATTGCTGCCCCCCAACTGCACAGCCGCCGCCGCACCTGCGCGCTCCGCCGCCGTCAACATAGCAGCATGGGCGTCAAGTCCCGCTTCGGCTCCAGCGTCATTGACCTCATCCGCCATCTCAGCCATTGCCTCGGCAACATTAGCTGCCGCCTGGGCGCGGTTCTGCGAAAATGCAGCCACTCCACCACGGACCGTGGACATAAACAGTGTCGTGATGATTGAAAGGATCTTGAGAATGCCTGAGGAAATACCATCCCTCATAGCCGCAGCCCTTGAGCTAGTTACCATCCCACCCATGGACTGCGCCGTGGCAAGGATCGTCACAAGCACCTCACCAAGCTGGCGGCGTCCAAGAACCATGACCACAGCAGCCAGAGTTGCAGCGAGATATCCACTAGACGTAACACGCTTTATTACACCCCCGCTGAATCCAGTTGCCATACCCGCACCAGCATCGCCAAGATTTTCGGCAATCTCAGGGAGCTTTTTAGCAGCAAGCCCCACTGCGTCCGTGAGGATAGTCGCTCCCTCCATGGTGGTTCCACGGGCGGCGCCACCCAGATACCCTGGCACCTCAGCCCACACACTTCTAGCAAATTTATTCCTCCCCTTTATTGCACCCCGGGCAATATTCAAGTTCACCATCTTACCCTCCAGCCTTGCCTCCCTCTCCCCCTTTTGGACCTTAGCTTCGTTTGCCGCAAGTGCCCGCTGTGTCTTCAAGTTTTCTTCCTTCAAATTCTGCTTGTATTCCACCTCAGCTAGGTTCTGCCCCTTTGCGCGAATCTGCTGCTGCAACTCGATTGCTGCAAACCGTGAAGTAGACTCGTACATTACGACAAATGAATCGGTCTCGCGTTGAGCAATTGCGTATTCTTCACGGCAGGTCCTTGCGTTGTTAGCCGCCCTGCACAAGTCCACAACCTGTTGCGCAAGAAGGCCGGGAAACATTCCCTGGGCGTTCGGTCCAGTGAACGACACCTGGCTACCACCCCAAGTCTTACCCTTCATTTGTTGCAGAGCCTTAACGGCGCCATTCAGGTTAAAATTCTGAGCCTGCCTTTGAACTGTATTGAGCACCGCATTACTCGCTTCGACACCCTGGACGGCGTTTGCGTATTTCCTCAACGCCTTTTCCGTCGGCGCGTTGGTACGAGTATCGACAAGACCACCCCCCGTCATCCGAGACACAAGCAAACCCATGGAACTGGTAGCCACGAGAAAAGCCATCACGAAAGCGATCATCATCCCCTTGACTCCACTCTCAGAGCTACCGTTCCCGGAACCCCCAGACCTCTGGGTATTAAGCTGCTTCTGCAAGTTTGCAATCCTCCTCAGGTTCGCCTTCCTCCTGCCCATAGCAAATTGTATATACTTCTAACACAGAAAATATTCGCCGTGTAGTATATGACTACAGTGAAGGTCAAACTGCGTCGCAGCTCCAAGAGTGACAAGAAGTGGATGGTCACTTTTGAAGATGGGGGGAAGACGGTTCACTTCGGAGCCAAGGGGATGAGTGACTTCTTACACCACAAGAACCCTATGAGGATGCGGTCTTATGTGTATCGTCACGGTGGCAGGGTGCCCAAGTCCCTGATGGACGAGACGGACCCTCGCAGGGTTCAGAGGAGGATGCTGGGGGTCAAGACCAGCACCCGGGAGAGGTGGGACAAGGCGGGGCTGAGGACCCCTGGGTTCTGGAGCCGCTGGCTCACATGGTCGATGCCCACCCTGAGGGGCGCCAAGAAGCTCGTCGAAGATTCATATGGCGTGCAGTTTGTCTAATGATGTTAAAGAGGGTCAGGGGGACATTGGTCGCCTCCAATGTCATCCTGATAGCCTCACCCACCTTAATGTCCATCCACCACCAAGTAATTAAAGTTGTGGGACGAAAATAAATCAAAGGAGGAGCAATGGCTTTTCATCAGCGCATCCTGGAGGACATTGCTATGTATGTTCCCTATGAGGACACTGATGAACAGCGGCAGGCTGTGTGGGATGCCGAGATGCTTGCGAAGGACCTCCGCCCCCTCTACCGTCAGTTGAGCCTCCGGGTTCGCAGGTACCGCAAGGAGCGGTCAAAGTACCTCCTCAAAACTCTGGAGAGGAAGAAGACCGTGCGTCAGAAGTTAGACCGGGCGGAGGATATCCTCGCCTGGAGTCTCGGACGTTGAAGAATAAGTTAAGTTCCCTCACGTTGTGATTCATCTCTTTGAGATCCCTGCGGATGTCAAAGAGAGGTTTGCGAACCAGTAAGGCTCCAATCACTATAGAGGCACAGACAAGGAGCATCATTCACTCTCCTGTAAGCATACCAACACAAGTTATCACGTGGAAACACACATGCCAGGGGCGGAAGTCCCCACCTGTGAGGTGGGCATTCCACGACTTTAACCAGGCACTGAACACCAGTATTCCCATATTGGCATTGGGGTTCGGCTGAACCCCGTGAACCATGGCGGTGCTCACTGCACACACCCGATCCAGGTTGTAGCTCCACCCTGGCTTGGGGTCTCTCCAGTGATTAGCGCTCACCAGAGCCATCCCACAGTCAACAGCCCCGCGGACCTTTCGACCCCTGCGGAGGTTTATGACCCCTGGGATGGCGAAACATATGCTTGTCACCACGAGTGTAAGCATTTCTTAATAAAGACTGGTAAATATATTTACGAAGATGATGACGAAGTGTTGTCGAGACTGTGGAGTTACTAAAGATTTGAGTGAGTTTTACAAGGAGCAGGGGATATGTAAACCTTGCTTCAAAGAAGCGAATAAAAGGTGGTGTGAAAACAATAGAGAGCGTTCAAGGGCTATAAAAACTAATTGGAGAAAAAATAATTCGGAACGTGTTGCTGAAGTACAGAAAAGGTACTATGATACACATAGAGATCATGTAAGAGATTACCATAGATTGTATATGGCTAAAAAGGCTTTAGAATGCCCAAAACACATCTTGACTATGAAGGCGCATAAGAACATCGGTCGTGCATTGGAGCATATCAAGAAGGATGAACTGGGGGTTTCGTCAAAACTTGAATTACTCGGGTGAGATTTGGAGTATTTCAAGACTTGGATCGAGGATCAGTTTGAAGATGGTATGACGTGGGAGAATCACGGTGAGTGGCATCTTGACCACATCAAGCCCCTCGCATCCTTTGACCTGACTGACCCCGAACAGGTCGAGGAGGCTTCAATATTTTGCAACTTTCAACCCCTCTGGGCTGAGGAAAACCTGAGGAAGGGTTCAAAACCAGCGGTCGGTGCGGTACACGTGTGACTTGTATTGGATCTCCGGGTTGTCCCACACCGAAACGGACTCGTTGCCGAACAGCTCCTGGCAGCCCAGGTCCTCCGTGCAATCACGACCATCCATGGTCAGGGGGACGGAGTAGTTGTTGTGCCCGTTGCCACCGGTGCTCCAGTAGTGGAAGCGGTCCCGGTGCCCCCTGACGGGCTTGGCATAGATGGGGCGGATCTCCTCACCGCCACTCTCATCCTTGAGGAGACCCACCTGGTGGGGCGCCTGGGGTCGCCAGTACTTCTGTACCGGGGGAGGGCGGTACTCTGGGAGATCCACCAACGCCTCGTGGGGGCGCTCGACCACCACAGACTCGAGGGGGGACGGGTGATCCATGGGGATCACACCACCCTGCTGGGGCATCTTGGAGTTGATGATATACCCCATGATGACACCGACGAGGATGATGGACGCAACGATGAGTGCAATGTTAAACTGTTTCATGGTTGTTAATTACTGAGATAAAGTTTTGCGTATAGACACATATAATGACTAAGGTTTGTAAGTGTTGCGAAGTTGAGAAGAGCGTTGACCTGTATCAAGAAAGATGCGTTTGACGTAACATCAAAACTTGAATTACTCGGGTGCGATTTGGAGTATTTCAAGACTTGGATCGAGGATCAGTTTGAAGATGGTATGACGTGGGATAATCATGGTGAGTGGCATCTGGACCACATCAAGCCTCTTGCCTCTTTCGACCTGACTGACCCCGAACAAGTGGAAGAGGCATGTATCTTCTTCAACTTCCAACCTTTATGGTCAGACGATAACTTTAAGAAAGGTGCTAAGTATGTGTAGAGATAATGTTTATATTGGGCATCGATGTAGGTATCATCAACCTGGCTCTGGTCCAGGTGGAGGTGCTGGACGACAACATCCACAGGGTGTGCGCCTGTCACCGAGTGGATATGACCCGGTTGTGCTCATCCAGGGAGACGGCGGATCGGGTGGTTGCGACGGTTGAGAAGTTTCAAGCGGTGTTTGACACCTCCGACGTGGTCCTTATCGAGCGCCAACCCCTGACGGGTCTCACGGGGGTTGAGGAGTTGCTGTTCTACATGTTCCGCCAGAAGTGCACGAAGGTGTCACCGAATTCCATGCACAAGTTTTTCGGCATCAATCACCTAGACTACGAGGGGCGCAAGGAGAAGACGGTGGCTCGGGCGCGCCCGTGGCTCCACGAGCAGGCGGGGTGGATAAAGAACCCCGAGCGCCTCCACGACATGGCGGACGCGATGTGTATCATCCTGTGGTGGTGGGAACACAATCGCCCCAAGGGTCCTAACGTCTGGGAGCGCTACAGATGTCTCGGGTAGCCCCCAGCCCCCACCTGCGATCCAGGTACCTCATGTCCCGTGTAATCTTGCGGCACTCCGCGGGCTTTTTCCATCGACGATATATTCGCAACAGGTTCAGGCGGCGCTTCTTGCTCCGAGCAGCCCACCTGGTCCCACCCTTGCTGCGAATGTAGAATCCAACGCCCTGCGGCGCGTCCACGCTGGGTCAGACAATTTGTATCCCATACTGTAGGGATGGAAGAATATCTGTGGGTCGTCTGCGCCAGCGGGGTGCTTGCTGTGTTTACCGCTTTCGGCATAGGTGCCAACGATGTTGCCAACGCCTATGCCACCGCCGTGGGCAGTGGTGCAATGTCCATGAGGATGGTAGTTATCTCTGCCGCCGTGTTTGAATTCCTGGGTGCCGTCCTCATGGGCAGCCACGTCACCAAGACAATCCGCAAGGGGATTGCGGACTACGAGTGCTTCGAGGATAACCCGGAACTCCTGATGTACGGGTGTATGTGTGTCCTCGCCTCGGTGGGCATATGGCTCCTGACCGCAACCCGCCTCAACCTCCCCGTCTCCACGACCCACAGCACCGTCGGTGGGATGATCGGAATGTCCATGGTCGCTGCGGGGACCAACTGTGTCACGTGGAGCGAGAGTTCCGACGAGTTCCCGTACGTCAAGGGGGTCTCGGCAATCGTGATATCGTGGGTGCTCTCACCCGCCTTCTCGGGTCTCTGTGCATCCTTCCTGTTCTGGGTAATCCGAGCAGTCATGAGGACCCAGGAGGCGTTCAAGAATGTGTGGAAGATTTACCCCCTGCTGGTGGGCACCACCATCACCATCAACACCTTCTTCATTATGTGGAAGGGAGCCAAGAATGCTTCAGACGATATAAGCACCCTGTCAGAGGGCGAGGTGGCTGCGATATCCTTCGGGGTGGGTGGAGCCGCAGCCCTGGCAACGCTCCCACTCACAAGGTGGCTCAAGGGGCGTTCCCGAGACGCCTACAAGGACACTGGGCTTCACCCAGACACTGAGATGTTTGACGAAGATGCTGAAAACTCCCTCCGCCCCCTGCAGGTGTTTACTTGTATGTGCGATTCCTTTGCCCACGGAGCCAACGACGTGGCAAATGCCATGGGACCCTTCGCAACAGTCTACATCATCTATAGGGAGAAGTCGGTTGCCAAGAGCGTTGAACTGGGCAACGATGCCTACTGGATACTCGCCATGGGCGGGGTTGGTATAGTCCTCGGACTCTCGTTCTACGGCTACAGGATTATCCAGACCATTGGGACCAAACTGGCAAAGATTACACCCAGTCGTGGCATCTCCATAGAACTTGGATCAGCCATAGTCATCATCACCGGCTCCCGCTTCGGGTGGCCCCTGTCGACGACGCATTGCCAGGTGGGTGCGACGGCGGCAGTGGCTCTTATGAATGGTACCACTGCTATAGACTGGAAGATATTCTGGAAGACCTGTGTGGGGTGGATACTCACCCTGTTCATTGTGGGTGGTATGTCAGCCTTCCTGTTTGCTCAGGGAGCCTACGCCCCTACGATTCACTAAGACAATTTGCCCACCGTTCGCAGGTCTCGGTCTGGTTGCACCACGAGTAGCCAGCGGAAGCCTTGCATCCCCACTCGTCCAGGTCACCACCGAGGATGCGACCCGCCAGGACGACAGCGGAGGAGGAGAGCATGTAGAGAGTGAGGAGAGCCATACGAGCGTTCATTGTTTCTTCTTGGTATATGTCACGATTTCTTTAGAATCCGAATGCTGCTTGCGGGTGCTTGAGCCATATGGTGTTCGGTCTCCCCAAATTCCTGGATTGCCCTGTGGACATCTGAACCCACATGACAATCGTGGACCATCACCACCCCACCCGGTCTGATCACCCTCCACGCCTCCCTGAGATCTGCGAGGCACCCTTGGAAACTGTGGTCGCCGTCGATGAACACACACCCTGCACTCTCGTCTGCGTGGATCTTCATGGTGTACTTGCTGTCCCCACGCACGGGTATGATCTGGCGCTCCAGTCCGAGGCGGGTCACCGAACTGTAGAAATTCAGGAAGTAGTCAGCCACATGGTCTGGCGGGAGGCTATCGTCTGGGAGGTCTTTCATGTCCGTCTCCCAGATGTCGTGGGCGTACACCAGGGTCTCGGGGTTCTCCTTGGCAATGATGACTGCAGAACACCCCAGATAACTCCCAATCTCGATATACTTTTCACCCTTGTACTGGGCGGTCATGGATTGGAGGACAGTCACGTCATGCCCGTTGAGGTGTCCATCGACACCCCACGCAGTTGCAATGGCTACACCACGGTCGTCAACGTTGACGGATATCATTAAACAATAATGGCTACAAGTCTATATATGTAATAATGTTGTCGTGTCAGTTCGAGGGTCACCCAGGGTTCCTTCATCAGGACTCGGGAACGTGTGTATTCTATGGCATCACGTTTGATAGCATCCTCGATGTTGCAAGGTACCTCAAAAACGTGACGGCTGGTCCAGAGTATCAGGGTGAGATCGTTCGGGGAGTCAAGGTGTTGCGGGACCCCGAGATGGATATGTGGTGGGCGGAGGGTAGGTGGTGGCCAGATAGGAGGATGGCTGTCAAGTCTGGCAAAAGAATTGTGTAATGTATAAGTATGGCGTACCTACCGCGTAAATATCTGGCGGGGCTCACCCCATCTGAGCGGAAGACTCGGACGGCTCGGATCCGCAAGGGGTCCCGAACCCACCACCGTGACCCCAAGGCGTATAAACCCTGGAAGACTGACAAGGGCAAGAAGGTTCGCACCTCCTCCTACACCGTGCAGTTCCGCAAGAAGTACGGGGCGGACAAGAAGACCCTAGCTCAAAAGGCTCGTGCCACCAAGATACCCCTGGGAATCCTCAGGAAGGTCTACAACCGCGGGATGGCGGCGTGGAGGACGGGTCACCGCCCCGGGGCGTCCCAGCAGGCGTGGGGGCACGCCCGTTTGCATTCCTTCGCCATGAAGGGCAAGACCTACTACACCGCCGACGCTGACCTGGCTCGGGAACTCAGGCAGATAAAAAAGCGCCGCACTAAGTAAGGAACAAAATGCCTCAATACGACTGCACAATCACAGAGACCCTCGGGAAGTCCTGTCCCACCCCTGGCACCTCCACCCGCAAGTACACATACAAGGGCAATGTGAACATGGATGGGTACTCGGACTCTATGGTGGACTCCATGCGCTCATGGTCGTGTAGCAAGAAGTAGCAATAAAGTTTTCTTGCGTTGTATTAGTACAATCACAATGTTCCACCACGACGCCCAGAAGGATATCCTGCACCCGAAGCCCACGAAGCCCATCATGTGCCCCCGCCCGAACCCGAAGGGCGAGCCTGTTGAGTGGGGTCGGTGTCGGAAGTAGAAACGTTGATAGGCGGAGCATCCAGGATCTCCAACACGTACTTGTCAGTCTCCTGGGGGATCGGTGAGATCTTGACAACACGGCATACCCGTGTTGTCACGATTGCTGGTCGGGGTGGTAGAGCCACCACCATGGGTTTGCAGAGTAGTGAAAACATTTATTATCTTGGCATATCATAATATAATGTCGGGCATTACTCAACTTGTCTCCGTAGGTGCTCAGGACGCCTTTATCACAGGTGATCCTCAGGTGTCCTTCTTCCAGTCCATCTACAAGCGCCACACCAACTTCTCAATCTTCCACAAGACGAATATCTTCCAGGGGTACCCCCGTGCGGGTGGGATGTCCACGATCCGCTTCGAGCGGTTGGGTGACCTCCTGAACTACACCTACCTGACGGTCAGCCTCAACGGTCAGGTTCAGGAGGTTTCCGACTGGACCCAGGTGGTGGAACAGGTGGAGTTGCTCATCGGTGGTCAGGTGATCGACACCCAGACCTCCGAGTTCTGCGAGGAGATTGCGATCGACACCATGGCAAACACCGCCAGCAAGTCGTTCCCCGCCAGCCTCCACGGTGGTCTCGGGTCCGACTCCTACTTCTACCCACTCCGTTTCTTCTTCTGTGAGAATTGGTTTTCCAGCATCCCCCTGGTTGCCCTCCAGTACCACGATGTGGAACTCAGGATCAGGTGGGCTGCGGGCTTCAACAACTCGTACAAGTGCACCATGCACTCGTGCTACGTCATGATGGATGAGGAGGAGCGCAAGATGATTGCCACCCAGCCTCAGGAGATGCTCATCCAGCAGGTGCAGAAGATTACCCCCAGCAACGACAAGATTCAGCAGCTGGACTTCAACCACCCCGTGAAGTTCATTGCCTCCTCGAATGCCGTCACCCAGAATGCTCTGGTGTCCGATGTCAACAAGGTGAAGCTGGTGGCGAACGGCGTGGATCTCACCGAGAGCGTTGTGAGCATCCCCTTCTACACCGCCGTGCCCTCGTACTACCACACGGATTACTCCAGCAGCAATGCGGAGAATATCTTCCTGTACTCCTTCGGGCTCAACACGAACAAGCACCAGCCGTCGGGGACCCTGAACTTCTCGCGCCTCGACTCGTTCCAGATCCACTGTGATCAGGTGATCAACAAGAACATCTATGCCGTGAACTACAACGTCCTCAGGATCCAGAACGGTATGGCTGGTCTCACCTACGCCAACTAAATATTGAGATATATTAACACAGTGGGTCGCAAGAACACTTCCAAGGCAGCGACGCTTTCCACCAGCTTTAGGAAAGCGATGTACCGCTTCGGTTCATACGAGGAGAACTCCACTACTATTATGAACCTCCTGTTCGAGCAGGGTGTGAGCCGCCGCAACGTCTCCGCCTTCTTTAACATGCTCTCCGACACCTTCGGGGTGGAGGTGGCGGACTTTACGGTCACCCAGGACCTCACA